TTCCCATTTTTTATCTTTAAAATTGTAATATGCCATTGTATTAATTTTCTGGCCAGGATCTACAGTACTACCGGTACCAGCACCTGCAGACCTGAATCTTCTTTCGGCAATTTCATTCGAGCCATCTATATCTTCTGCATCAGTAGATAACTTTAAAGATCCACCAATGTGGGGTAGTGGTATTTCAATAACGAAACAGTCTTTGAAATCATTTGACATTTCTGCGTCTACAAATGGTTTTGCACTTTCTGACACTGCATGCTCTTTGTATAGCTCATCAGATACGATGGGTATATGCTTTGTCGTGGCTGTATCATTTACATTAGATATAACAAATCCAGTTGTAGCATCTAAATCAGCAGGAAAGAATTCTGATCTTGCGTCAGAATACCAATTTCCATTCGTCAAAATAGTATCCGCTGGATTCAGCCTTGTATGGGGCATTGTTGTTACTGTCTCATTAACACCTGACTTTGTCGATTGGATATGGTATTGGCTCGCATTTTCAGACCAAGTGTAACTACTGTCCGCCGTGTTGTACCCTTCTTGGAAAGCATCTGTTCTTTTCAAGCTGACCCGTATATCTCTACTAGCATCGTACTGAATAGGGTCTTCAAACTTAGTATATGAATTCAAACTGTGGCTAGGCGGATATAAAGAATCTCTATCCAAATCAAGCTGTTCTAGTCTAGGCGAAGAATTATGAATGCCAGAGTGAAGCGCATATACTCCTTCTCTAGAAGCTTCATATATGATCCTAGCAACATCATCAGGAGATTGCTCTAGAGTGAACATCATAAAGTCTGCAACAGAACCATCAAACCCAGCATCTGCTTCAATTGTCGTTGTGTCAATCGTAGAATAGCCTCCACATTTGTTGCCAATTCGCAAAGCAGATGCATTTGTCGAAACTCTGTTAGCTAATGTATACGTTCCGGTGCCTGAAATAGATCCATTCGTTGCCAAAGAGCCGTCAATGTAGATTTTGCATGACGAAGAGTTATCAAAAGCGAACAATACATGTTGCCATTTTCCGTCTGACACAGATGAAGCGCTGGTGAAATAAGTGACATCTACTTTTTTAGAACCACCGGTGCGATCATATGTGGTGCCAGTGGTGGCTGAATTAGCACTTGAAAATCTAATAGACACTTGCCTAGTGCTGTTTGTTGAAATAGACATCCATGGATCGAATTCGTGTGGCTCATCATGGGTGGTGGTTCTGGATCTTCCGATTGCCATAATCGAATGACCATCACTACCGCCTCCAGCATGTTGTTGGTCTATTTTTAACCATAAAGAGATATACTTGTAAGTCCCATTTTTTGTCCAGTATTCTCGCTCAGTGAATGAAATATTGTTATTGAAACACAGTTGACTAGTTCCATGAATAAAACTAGTGCCCTCTGTGTTGAATCTTGATGCATTTACATTTGATAAAACTAGTTCACTTGAAGAGCCTAAAACGGCTAACGGGTCAGATATTACAGCAGGTGCTGCTCCAGAACCGAAACTTCCATTGACATGCCTAATACTTCCCGTTGCTGCAGCGGAAGAAACATGACACCAAAGAAAATTTTTCAATAAAGTACCGTCAGCTGTTGTGTCCCATTGAATGGTTCTATTTTTAGAAACTTTCGCTTTAGATTGCTTTCTGGGGTTCCACTTGTCTCGATGCTTTCCATAAACTGCCATAACTTTACCTCTTCATTTCTCTATATATTATACCGTCTTGTCCAGCGTTTTGTGAATTAATAAATCCAGTCGAGGTATAAACATAGTCAGATTCTTGCCACTCTCTTCTATCTATGTGTGTCCCACGGTTCGCATCGAAAGTGAGTATGCCTAACATAGTTTCGTCTATACGTGTCCATCTTTCACTTTCTACGAAGTCATGGTTTTCCAAAAGTGGCTGATCAAAATAATCTTCCCATATACATTTGTCACCTTGTCTTGTGCCCTGTATGTCTTCAAACGCTCTATCGGAATTGATATCATCTCGCTTTGGAAACCTATTTTCTTGTAAGTTAATAAAATCATCTAGAGGATCTAAAAATTGATCAAACACAGAATAAGGGTGCCTTTCAAAGATTAGCTCAACATGTGTGTCAAATATTCTACTCAATCGTTTGAATACGTCGACTCTACCCGACATAGGGTTTCTATCGATATATTGCTCATCTGCAAAGTTAGAATCTAACATAGCCGTTATGTGCGATTCTAGATTAGAGTGATACATTGTTGCATACAAGCTCATGTTAGTCCATGTTTGCTGATCTGCAGACAAAAAGTGCACATCTTCTCGCCATGTGAAATTATCTGAAAATGTTCCAAAGAGTTCTTCTCTCTTAGGATACTGTCTGATAACTACTTCTGTTGAATCATGTGTCTCAAACCTAGAAAGCAATTTTGGATCGCCTGCTATAGAGTCTATGTTCGCATCGTAATTAGATTTGCTGCTAGTTGATTCGTACTGAGCTGCTCGAAACAAATCGATAGTACTCTTGAGAGAGTGCATAGTTGTACTTTGAATCGTGTCTGTTCTTAAATCTTCGAAGAATTGTCGACCGTTCGAATGATCTTGGTGTACACCATTAAGTCTCCATCGATGACTCTCTGATTGGTTAGCGAATATATTTGAAGTGACATCTAGATAGCTAGAAGAAGAATTGATTGCTGCACTTCCTAAAGCTGAACTAGAAAGAATGAGTTCTATTTTATCTTCAGCTATGATAGATTCTATTCCGTCGACTGTTTGAGTTGAGCCAGAAGGAAATAAAGAAAAGCTGAATGTCTCTGAGGGAAATACAGCCTCTATAGAGCCGGTTATCGCACTCAAAAGATCTGTAGCAGAGAACTTGTTGTTGACTATTCTTATTGATTTGTTTGAGCTAGAAAGTGTGCCACCATTGACAACAGATGCATCCGCGGAAAACTCAAAGGTGTTTGTTGCGCCAGTTTGATCCGTTATCGCTAGCGTTTCTCCAACCAACCCTTGTAAATTGTTAGAAGAACTCCATGCAGTTCTAGAAATATCTGGTGTTCCATCGGCTAATTTGAATACTATTTCAGCTCTAGGGTAATGCTCTTCTTGATCAACATCAACTATATATTGTTTGCGAACTTTCCTAATATCTCTTCTAGTTTGTAAACCACCACGACCGATGATTGCAAGACCTCCGTGGTCTTTATTAACTTCTGATATGTCTAATCCTTGATACTGCGCTTCTAGACCATTCTGTTGCAGTGGTCGTTTCTTTACATTGGACCTATATGTATCTCGAGAATTTTTAGTTTTTATAGCCATTATGTGATCTCCGATCGAACTGTTCCAAGAATAAGCGGCTCTTGAGAGAAAGCTTGTCTGTCTCTGATGTCAACATGTACATCGCCTTGCTTGTATTCCATTTTATGCCTTTCTAAAATATGTGACTCAATCACAAAGTTAATTCCCAGAAAATCTGCAGTGTGTGGCATGAACTGTGACACAAGACTCGAAAAATTATTGTTGAACCATCTCTGAAATTCAATCATTGCATTGTAATTAGCTTGATCAGTTAATCTGTTAAAATAAAGATCCATTGTCTTTTTAATTTCAGGATACTCAACTGCATATTCCATTTCAGGTGCACCAAGATACTCATTTAATATTGATATATCCCCTAGAACATTCACCATATCTTCGTTCAACGCATTCACTATCGAAGATTCAATTGAAAATCTCCTATCATCGATGCCAGTTTCAAAAGGAAGCTCGGTAAGATTTCCATGATGTGCGAAATTATCATCTGCGGTTTCTTTATCAGAGAAAGACCTGATTCTTACTTTGTTTGAAGAAGAGCTCGAATCAAAGTCAGGTGCTACGATAGTATACACAAAATCTTCTTTATACAGTGCACCAGTTTGACCATAACATGTAATGTGATCGTTATTTTGAGTCGTATCTATCAATAACAGATTAGGATCAAAAGTTAAGTCACTTTGGTTCATGTCGAAAGATTGTCTGATTCTCTCCCAGGAGCCTGCAGGAAGTGTTCCCTCATATTGGTCACTGTAATCTCCTAATGGCGTTGTTTCGTATTTGCCGGAGCTGTTTAAAGACACAATCGGCTTGTTCGGAAAAGCAAAAGATGTCGTAGGGTTTTTCACAGAGACAGAGAAAGGGTTGTATGCATGCTCTTTTTGCTCAGAAGGCTCTAAAGATTTTGTCCAAAATCTCATGTGAGATAACTCTCCTTCATATGATGTAGCATGCGATTGCAGTTTGACTTCTGTTGATAGAGTCGAGTAATTCCATGTAGTATCAAATGTTTTGCCGCTGTTTGTTCCAATGGCGTAAACCAAGTTGTTTCCTGTCGCTTCAGGAGAATACCCTCGTTCCGGTATAGAGAACAAAGGAAGCCCAGGACTAAGAACATTGCCAGATGTAGCAGCTCCTTGTTTCGTGTATCCGATTGATGCAGAATAGTGTTCGACTATATACTGACCAGAAGTTTTGATACATCTTACAGATAAAGTATTCTCTGTTGTACCCCACTCATTGTTGACTGATATGTACCATGGATTCTCATCCCATAAGTTAATATCAGGCAACTCGAGTTCCACAGGGTCAGAAGATGTTTTATAACCATCTAAGAAAAGCTTTAAATTAAAATCCGGACCAGAGTTTGCACTCTTTCTCATTGCAACTAAGTTGACTAATACTTTGTCATCATTTTCAATACGAAACAAAGAAGAAGTTGTCTCTGTTTTGAGAAGCTGATACCTTCCTTCCCATGCCCATGAACCACTCGTAAACAATGTCGGTATTGGAGGGCCATCCGGCGAAGTAATCGTTATATCACCCGATTGAAATAAAATTTCGCCCTGTGTAGGCCCTCCGGATACGTCAGGCGCGCCAGGTTCATGTCTGTAAGCCCACAGTGGTGATGACTCTATGTAGTTTAGTTTATCAAACCGAAGAAAACCAGTGTTTGATTTTTTCTTTTTTCTTGAAGAAGTTATTTTTTTCGAAATAGCTCCGCCAAATTCCTTGAACCTGAAAGTAGAATCTGCTTCTATACCTAGGGTATTCATAAGCGATTTGATTCCCTGAACTGTTCCTCTAGACCTAAGTAAGAAGGGGAGATTAATCAGGATTCTTCTCCACATTTTGTCTATTGTTTGGCTCAATGGCACTGCGGTGCCTTTATCGTTTGTCAAACTTTCACCTTTTCTAAACTTAGAAGGATTCTCATTTGCATAGGGATTTGGAAGATCTATTCCGTAATATTCAGACATAAACATTATGACTTGAGGCGGTATCTGGTCATAATCGTCATACGTGACTTTTCCTAGTGAGGAAAAAGAATCTATGAATAGTTTGATATCATCAAAAAAGTTAGCCCAAACTAACAAGAAAGAAAGCATTACGACTCTAGGAGGAAGCTTTGAATGCCCTGGCAGTGGCAGATTTGTTTGCGCTGTCTCTATGGGCATGGGTGTTTCTAAATTTTCTTCTATTCCTTCGAAGAACTGTGCTTCCTCAAAGTAATGAGGAGGAACTAATTTAGTTATCAAGTTAGGGTTATTCCGATCATAATGATTGGCATCTACAAGAAGCGTACTATTCAGCAATACATTCGGTGGCCAATCTGGAAATAGTACATAATTATCTACTAGTTTCTCAGATTCTAGTGGTGTTGTAACACCTGATATTTTCAATTTAGGGTCATGACTTCCGGATCCTTGTAGCATGGTATGAAGGCCATTGCCAGAGTAATCTAAAACAATACTTGAAGCCCCATAAGATTCTGCTGTAAACGAAGGTTCGTTGAACCTGTGGTACAATGCTAGATTTGGCTCTGCAGATACATTTTTATGCATGTTGTTTTTTATTTGTAACGTAGATCTTACTGTTGACCAGACTCTTAACTCATCTATAAATCCTTCGAAGTTTGCAGGGTTTGATACAGTCTTAGCATGAGAATCAAAAGTAGTACCTTTTCCTATTCTAATAAGACCGTCTGCAATTTTAATATTATCAAGTTCTGCTTGGACATTCTCAGACGAACTATTCAATACACCGTTTAAGTATACTAATATGCGTTCTGTGTCTGCTCTTTCATACACAAATGAAATGTGGTGCCATGTATCATAAGGCAGATCCTCGATTCTGTGGTGTATTGCTTTGAAAGCACTTGAGCCTATATGGAAGCCTACATGGTAAGAACTAGCTGAAGAATGTCCTTCATAGTATATAGTCGCACCTCTACTTGTATTTCCCGGGTCTATTTTTTGGTATATAGCTCTCTGTGTGCCAGCACTATGGCTGGTGGCCGGAACACGAATCCAAAACTCATGAGTTGCACCTTTAGTATGAAAATTTTCTGTCGCTTTGGATTCTCCAATAATTTTTGTCAACTCAGGCGCATAGTACCCTGTCTGGTCTTTCACTTCTAGATATACATTTCCATTGAAATTAAAATATCCCAGATTCGTATCGAATTTTTTCATCATCCAATCTGTAAACCCACCAATGCTGGCCGAAAATGTTTCCTTTTCAAGAGCTGAACCATCAAAAGGGTATCCGTTGACAATCTGGTCAAACGCCAAATTGACTTTTGCCTCTGCAGAGTTAAAGAACACATGTCTAGTATAATCACTCCAGTCGACTAAAAGTTGCTGAGTATTCTTCAGACCTGTGCCTATGGGGTCTTTGGTCCAAATATCCGCAGATGCACCCGGAGAATCCTCTTCCAGCGTTTCACCTGTCACATTTCTAACAACAGATCTAGATTCATTTTTTGGATTTGTTGATTTTTTAAATAAGCCTGCAGCCATTATGTCACCTTGAATGCTATATTAGATTCGTGTACCCGCCTGTGCCCATAGTCATAATAGGCAATGTCGACCGTGTATGTTCTTCCATGAGGGCAGATAGATGCTGGAAAAGAAAAATACATTCCATTTTCGTCTGCAGATAATCTGGTATACTCTGTAGGAGTTGATAATTTGTCAGAGAAAGGAACAATAATCACACCACTGTTAGCATCTTTGATTTGGTAGTACATTTTCTCAAGTTTCATAGACTTGAGTTCGACTAATTGTCTTACTGACTTCATGGTTTTGTCTCTATCTTCTACAAAAAGCCTAATCACTGGATATTCACTTCTGTCATACGATGTTTCTACGTCTTGTACTGCAATTCTTAAGTTTCTAGGCTGTGTAGAAGCAACAGATGACTGTTTTTTAAGGTTAATAGATCCACTGTAAACTAACCTAGAATCTATTGTCCATTTTTCTTGAAGAGTGATGGAACCACTTACATTCAAATGATCTACTAATTCTGAATGTGTTGCAGGAATAGAAGGAACACTGACTTTATATACACCCGTTTGAGATATTCCTGCAACTGACTGAGGTGCTGCCGTTGTTGCACTAGTAGAAAAACTGCCAGTTGTAAGAGTACATGTCAATGCTGTGGAACTAAGATCTTCGGTGTACGCAACAGGTATACCATTAGAGAAATTCTTGACATATAAGTCATTAGCTTTTCCAGTTTCGAAATCTAATCGATCATCGAGGATATATTCTTCCCAAGATACTTCGATCCTAGGAACAATAAATTTGTTTTTTGAATGTCTAGATGCAAACCTTTTAACGAAATAAGTTTTTGAGTCAGTTTCTTTTGTAGAATCAAACTTTAGAATCCAGCCGTTATTTGTAACTGTTGCACTGCCGGTGTCTGTGTCTTCGTTCCAGTAATCTTTAACGTATGAAGTTATATCCATTCGAAGATCTTCATAGCCCTTTTCAAAAGTCTGTTTTGCCACGTAACCATCAGCATGTACATCTTTCCAGAGAATATTCCAATATCCTCCAGCTGCGTCCCAAGTACTTCCAGCTCCTGATGTATCTGTGTCATTCCACTTGACTCCAAGTGATGAACTAACCCAATTTGTGGCGTCAAGCTCTGTGAACCCTATTATATCTGTTCCTATACCTTCATCGAATCCTTGTTTAAGCGGAAACAATTGTAAGTCGAAAGAAGAAGGTGCAACTTGAGTTCCTTGAATATCTTTCAACACTAGTTCTATTTTTAAAGTAGAGTCAGTTTTTGCAACTTTGGGCGCAAGAGCTGTTTCTAATGCATCTAAATCAAAATATAGAAGACCTCTTGAAAGTTCTTGTATATCTCCAGTCTCTCCTTTCATAGAAGATTCATTATGAAGCTTGAAAAGATCTATAGTGGAAGCGTATCCAACGTTTGCTGTTGTTGCTCTTCTAGTTCCGCCTATAACTTTATTGGTTATGTAAGAATCTTTTGAGCTGGTGAGATGGTATATCATGGTTGCTCCTATAAAACAGTCACTGAAATGTCTGATTTGGCATATCTAAGTTCGTATATCTCGTAAGGTTCTGCGATATACACATCGTTAATGAGAGATAACTCTAAATTTTTCTGTGTGTTTGAATACGTTTTGTTTTGAATTGTACCAGCAACATTAACTAATTCGATTTTTGGAACCGCTATTACGCCAGGCTGATTGAACACTTCATTGAATATTTCACTTTTGATAATTGACTTGCCTAAATGTAGTTTATCTGGTGTGAAAAGTGATTGAACTTTTCTAATTATAAGAGCTATCAGCTCGTATTTGTTGACACTCGTTGAAAATGAACACTCTATATTTATTTTAAAATTAACTACGCTAGCATCTAACACATCCATAGCATCGCCGATAAGCCTAAATTCATTTAAATAAGTAGAAAGATTTTTCTTAAGAGAATCACTAGCAGGAACTAACTTGCCAACTGAATCTCTAGAAACAACGTATAGTATCGAAGCAAGCGCATTTTCTGGATTTGGCAAAACATTTGCTCGATAAACAACACCGAACTCTGTTGGAAGAGTGTATATCCTTGCCAAAAGATCTTCTGTTGTAACGACTCTATTCTGCATAGTTCTTGCGGAAGTTACAAAATTCTTAAGATCTTGAAGAGATGGAGCTCGAGCTCCACCAGATCCAGCAGTCGAATTGTTGACAGACAAAGAGTTTCTGACATTCTGTGCATCTGCAAATGATACAGCTGGAAGAAACTCAAATTCTATCTGAGAAACTGTATTAATAGAATCGATGGGAACATTGTGATTAGCTCCTCCACCGTACCGATAAGAAATTGTAATTGTTGTATCTGTTGGAGAAACACCTAAAGATGTCGATTGTAACAGTTTATTTGGATCCAAACTGTAAGAAGAGAATGTAGTTTTACCATACAGGGGAAGAGCCATATCTGAAGGATCAGGAACTCTTGCTTCTTGTATATTAGATCCATCACCAGAGCCGAACCGAATAGTTGTTGTCCTTCCTTGAATAGCTGTTGAAGAGATATATCGGTAAGGAGATGCAATGACTTCGATTGAACTAGTCCCATTCGATAATTTGTTTTTCTTGAAAACAGTATCTTGTGATAATGATTCCACTTCGTAGTAATCATTGCCATCTGAGTCATACACCCTAAGTATAGAAGTCACATGAGGATTATCGATTGTTATCGTTCTGAAAGGTATGAATGCGCTTCCTAAGACAACTGTTTGTGTTCCACTAGATCCTGACACGCACAAACCAGATCTTTTCATTACGAAAGACGATATAGCGCCGGTTGCATCTGTAATCGCCACAGTTTCTGCTGTATACGTTCCATTTTCACTTTTGTCAGAGAAATCAATTGGCTCAGAAAGATTAAAAGTTACTCCTGTAGAAGACTCTAAAACTGCGCCGTCTTTGATGATTGGCATGTCACTTCTTTTTGGAACTCTTTGTTGTGTTATTGGATCTGTTTCATATCCTACTTCAATATAAAATTCAACAAACGTTGAAGCCGGTGCATTACCCATAATCTTGATACCAGCATTTCTGACCATTGTCTCTATGTTTTGGGCTTCGACCACAGTAGCCGGATTCAGCTCTTTAAATTGATGGTCTAAATAAAATGACATATTGTCACCTATATAAGCAGCCATATCCAAAAATAGGCCGCCCATAGAAGCTTCGGAGAAATCTTGTATCTTGTCTTTAAAATACGTGTTGGCATATTTCAAAAGTTCTAATCTAAAATCTCCAAAATCTCGATTCAAATATGAGCGTTTTCTCTGTAAACCAAATTTATTTTTAATATTGTCAGCCATACTAGCCTCCCATGAAAAGCATTACTTCGATTGATCTTGTCAGATTATCCAGCTTAGGTATTTGATAAGTAATCTGGACTGCGACTTTTGCAACTTCTTTATTGTCATCTCTATCTACAAAGACTTGGAAGTTGCTCAAAGCCACAAAAGGCATGTATTTACCAACTGATTTTTTAATATTCTCTATGGCTTGTGTATCTGCAGCTTCTTGGCCCAAGTTAAATAGCAGAGGTCTAAGATCAGCTCCGAAATCATAGAATCCTAATCTTTCACCATGATTAGTCATAATCAGGTTTCGAAGATTATCAGATATTAGTTTTGCAATGTCAGTGTGCATAGTGAAAACACCTTCGTTCACTGACATCTCTATGGGCGTTTTTATCCCCAGAGGTGGCCTCTTTTGTACTGGTTCAATCTCGACTTTTTCTATGTCTGATACATTGTTGCCTGCACTTTTGAAGCTATATGATTTTATCGTTTGATTTCCAACTAAACTCATTTACGTTCCTCTTTAAGTTGTAATTAGGGGATAGCATAAAAATCTATAAGAGATTACCTGTTCCTGTACCGGCACCAGCTCCGAATACAGGTGCTATTCCTGCAGGAGCTAATGGAGCAGCTGTGCCAATTACTGTGGTAGATGTCACTGTTGAAACAACTGCACTCATGGTATATTCATGAATTGCAGCTGCTAAGTCTTTTGCTAATTCTTTCATAAGTTCTTCAGCATTGTCTCCATCAGCTTGTGCTGCATTTAACAATTTTAAATATGCTGTTTTGATTGCCTCTTCTAGAAGAGGATATGCTGCAGCTAATGGCATAAGCTATTCTCCAAATATTCTTTCTGATTGTAGTTCATCTATTTTCTTCTTATGGGTATTGAGAGCTGACTGTAAGGCTGCTATGG